GTCACCGTCGTTTGGCAGGGCATGTACGTCGATGACGTTCATCTGAGGAATGATCGCGGCGACCTCGGCGTGACCCTGCTGGGTGTCGGGGATCAGTGGTTGTAGGTCGATACCGCCGACGCCCTTGACGATCTCGAGGTCACCACCGTCAACCGACTTGGCGATCTCGACGGTGGCCGTAGGGTTTGCTGGACGGTCGACCAGTGAGACTTCTACGATCTGACCCGAGACGATCCGACCGTTTGGGGCGTCGTCAGACTTGACGATACGGGCACCCTTGATACCGATCGAGTAGCCCTTGAGGACACCCTTTTCGATCTTCTTCTTGGTGTTGTCGTCGACGACCTCAGACTTGAGGAACCAGTCGTCACCAGTGGCCGACAACTCGAGACCAACACCTGCGGCGATCGACTGGTGCATCTCTCGTACGTTGGCACCAGTGGCCATCCACTGAGGCATGGCAGTCTTGAGCCACTCGGGGTCACAGATCTGCTGGTCGAGGTCGAGGTCAGGTCCTGTGGCCTTGCCGTAGACGATCAACGATCCATCGGGTGCGCTCTTGTAGGTCAAGTCGCCGAAGCCGACGTACGTGATGTCACTCATGTTGATCTCCTGTGTTCTTAGTTTGAGATTACTGCCGCGACCGTACAACGGCAACTCGGGTGTTGTGGTGGTACTGGGTCACCGATCGGGTGGTTGCCCTCAAGTGTGGCACACTCGGCGCATGCCGTGTCGTATGCGATCCACTCAAACTCGGTGAGACCAGTTGCGGCGTACTGATCGACCGACGCTTGACAGTACGCTCGGTTGGTCTCGGTGACTGCTACGACGTAAGCACTCGAGGGATCACTGACCATCGAGGCGATGTTACGAGCGATCGTCTTTGCGGGCAGACCCTGTGAGACACCGGCACCGATGATGTTGCCGACCCGTGTGATCCGAGTGTCACCGATGCCCGCGATGGTGATCCCCAGTTGGTCGAGGGTCGCCTGTAGACCACCACCCGACAACAAGTCTGCGGCGACTGGTGATCCCGGTGACCATGTCGACCAGTCGATCGTGGCCGCCGCCTCTGCCAGTGGGTACGAGAGCGATGCGTTGTTGCCCATGTCTTTGACCGCCATCGCTGTGCCGACGTAGCCCGCCTCACGATAGACGTTGGTCAACACCTTTCTCAGTGGTGTCGCGTCCCACTTGACGATGCTCTTGACGAGGGTCAGGGGATCAGTGGCCGCTTTCTGACCCATCATCGTCATCACCTGACTGATGGCCTCGTCGACACCTGAGATCGACTGACTCATGGCGTCGATGATCTGGGTGAGGTAGTGATCCTCGATCTGCTTCTTGTGGGTCAGACCGACTTGGTCGTCGAGCGATCGCTTAGTAGTCAGACCAGCGATCGGTCGTGATAAAGGGTTATCGGTTATCTGCCCCTCGATGATCTCAGTGACCCACGTGGTCAAGATCTCGGGCATGGGGGCGACACCCTTGACGATGAAGTAGGCCCTCTCGTTGAGGATCTCGGCCACAGACTCGGTGACGGTTGAGAAGTCAAAGGGTCGCCAGTTACCACGCTTGTGACGTGACTTGACGAACCGAGCGAAGTCACGGATCTCGTCGGCCATGAGTGACTTGGCCTCGGTGGGCTCTACCTCAGTTTGCGTCGGCTTGACTTGAGGCTGGGTCGTCGACCCTTCTTGAGACCCTTCTTGTGGGTCGCCTTCGGTGAGTCGGCCACTACTGGTCCCACCATCCACTTGATCGCCATCGTCTGATCCCTTCGTGTTGTTTGCCATCGTCTGTCGTTGGTTGTCGAGTAGACCCGTCAAGAACTGGATCGTGTTACCGGCCAAGATCAACGGCTCGTCTGCTTCCTCGATGTCGTACAACGGCATGTTGAGTTCACCACGTACGTCGTTGATCGTCATCTGACCCGACTGTAGAGCGGTCTGGTAAGCGGTCGCCCGTTGTGCCATCTGGTTGACATCTGAGTCGTCGTCGTCAAACGAGAACGTGATGTTCTTGTCTGAGTTGAGAAACCGACGTGACAACGTGTTGATGGTCTCGATGAGAAACGCCTCAAGCGGCTTCTGTGACGTGGTTAGGGCGGCCTGTGCCTCACCCTGATGTTCACCCTTACCACCGAGACCCGAGCGGGGGATCACACCCATCGCTGACGGTGACACACCAAAGATCGTGGCGATACGCAAGATGATGTATTCGTCGTATTCGTTCTTGTATTGGCTCTCGATCGCTGGGGCAAACACGGGCTTGAACCCTCGGGGCAACACCTTCATGCGGTGACGCTCAACCGTCGACCCGACGAGACGATCGTTGAACACTCGCTCAAAGGCGGCGAGGTGGGTTGGATCCATCTCCTCTGAGTCGGTCTCAAAGAACGCCATCGGCATCGACCCGTCTCGGTACTCTGACTTCATCCACTGCTGACGGTCGAGGTACAGGGTCGCGGCGGGTACCGCTTCCTCAACGGCACTGAAACCGTAGGGTGACCACGTACGGCGGTTGCGCACAAAGTAGGCCAACTGGTCGCGCAGGTACTCGTTGCTCCTGCCGGGGGCGTTGTAGAACTCACCGTCAGACTCGGGTGTCCACTGGTATTCACCTCGAGGGAATCCCCACAGGATCTGCTGGTATGCCGGTGATGGTGGTGATGGTACAGCACCTCGGTTGTCGAGCAAGACCTTGATCGTCGGTGAGTCGATGATCTCAAAGCCGATGACCTCTTTGCCGAGGTTGTAACGGGCGTACACGGGTGTGCCATCAAAGACCATGTGTTGCCACAAGAACTCGGTCATCCACTCGGTAAACGTGCGACCGAGTTGTGGGTACGGGTTCTCCCAGAACTTACGTAGGTCGTCGATCTGCTTGGCGTACTTGTCTCGAGCGATCTTGGCGGCCTTAGCGTGACTGACGTTCTGGTCGGCCATGATCGACGTGATCGTCGCGTCCTCGATCTCAAACGACCAGCCCATCTTGGTGATCTCTGCGATCTTGATCTCGACCGCTCGGTGAATGATGTCGATCTGATCGGCCATCGACCGAAGCACCGTCCACGGCGTCGTACGCTGGTTGAGGTCGAGGTTCCATGCGACTGGGAACTCCCACAGTCGAGGTAGGGCACGACCCGAGTCGTCAAAGACGGGGTCGAGTGGCGAGGGTAAGAACGGTGCCGCAGGACCGAGTTGGGATCCAAACGACGTTGCTGGTCGTGGCAGTGGGTTTGCCTGAGCGGTTGTCGAGAGCAGACCCTGACCACCGACACCACTAGCGTCGACGGGTGACGGGTTGGCGACTGTGGCCGATACGTACCCTGAGTTGGCGAGCGGTGTCATGGCCATGTTGTTGGCTTTGGTGATCGCGTCGACCAGTCGCTCGACTAGGGCGTCTTGTTTGCTCTTACGGTTGAACAGTGCCATCACACTCCTAGTGGGGTCTCGTTCATTGTAGCGACCGTACACACGACGCGCAGATCGTCGCCTCGGTTGGGTTGGGCATGTCACAGTACGGACACCTCGGGGCGATGGCCGCAAAGTAACGGTCGGCACCACCCTCAGACCCGATGTTGAGTGATGTGATCCCGTGTACGAGAGCGTCGAGTCGGTCGGGTGAGAAGTCTGACTCACCAGCGACCCACGTCGTCATCTGGGTCTCGAGTTCAGCGTAGATCCCGTGATGACTGATCCGACCCTGCTCGTACAACGCCGACACTGGCTCTGCTCGTAGCAACTTGCCTCGCTTGGCCACGACACCTCGATAAGGGATCGTCGGTCTGATCTGCTTGATGATCGTCTCGATCATGTCGCCACCCATGTTGGTCTCACCAACGATCCGTGACGCTTGGTGTTGATCAAAGGCCTCGATCGCTCGACGTGCCCACCCAGCAGGTGACAAACGACATGAGTAGTCACCGAGTACGTAGCCTCGGTTGTCGACACCACGACCCACGACGATGATCCCCGTCTCGTCACTGTTCTCGTTTGAGGTTGCGGCGGGGTCGATGGCCACGACGACTCGAGTCATGTCAGGTACGTCAGTGACCCGACACTCCTCAACCATCTTGAGTGTCCACAACGCTCCCGGTACGTCGTCAAGGATCTCGGCCTCGAGTTCTTGTCGACCCAGTCGTGTGCCCTCGTACCGTTGGCGCAACTGAGCGAGAGCGGCGGGTGCCAAGTTCTTGGCGTTGTCAAAGGTCGATCCTCTGATCACCCTGACTCGACCTGATTCTGACTCGGCCACCAAGTCCTTGATGATCTTGGTCGGTCGTGGTGTGGTTGTAATGATCGTTTGTGGCTTGGTACCGAGACGCAAGGTGAACTGGAGTTGGTCGTAGGTGTCGGTGTACCGCCACGCGGCTAACTCGTCACACCAAGCACCGTGAAACTGTGGACCACGTAGTCGGTCTGGCTCGTCGGCTGAGAACAACTTGATCAGTGACCCGTTGTCGAGACGGATCTCACCCATCGAGCGGTTGTAGTGCTTGAGTACGTTGTACCGACGCAAGACGGTGATCAGACCTGACTCACCCTCGGCACACGTGTCACGTACGTCACCAAAGGTCGCGGCCACTACCGCCCATCGGGTACCGGCCTGTGTGATCGCTTGCCACGCCACCCACTCTGCGGCGGTACGGGTCTTACCAGCACCTCGACCAGCGAGGTACAACCACACGCCCCAGTCGTCAAGACTCGGTATCTGTTCCGGTCTCGCTTGATGATCCGTCCAGAACACCCTGCTCGCCGCTAGGTTGCTCAAGTAGGAGTCTGAGTCGGGCGACTTCTCCTTCGATCGTTCCTGCGTCATAGACCACCGTCTCCATCTGTACCTTTGTCGGGGCGTACAAACCGAGGTAGCGGGCACGATGTTCCATGATCCGCAACACTCGGTCGACTGCCTTGTCGTCACCGTTGAGGGCTCGAGCCCAGCATGATCGTTGTAGTTTGTCGAGTCGGTCGAGTTCCATCTCTCGGGCTTCTTGGGCACCAGCGTCAACGAGCGTTCTCTTGAGGGCTCGGTTGTAGGCGAGGTAGGCACCTTGAGCGGTGGCGTACCCAGTGAGGTTGGCGATCTCCTCGTAGGTCACACCAGCACGACGCAACTCGAGTACCCGTCGCTCTTTGTCGATCAACTCTGGGGTCGGTGTGTTGTTTCTATTGCCCATGTGTCTAGCGTATCTAGTGATCGTGGTGAGCGAGAAACTCTGATCTCACGACGGGGTCAGACCGAAACACACCGAGTAGCGATGAGGTCGTCATCTTGGCCGATGGCTTCTTGACGCCCCTCAGACCCATACACGAGTGGTGGCTCGTAACGATCACACCCACACCCACCGTGTCGAGATGATCCTCGATGGCTTGGGCGATCTCACGGGTCAGTCGCTCTTGTACCTGTAGTCGCTTGGCAAACACGTCGACGAGTCGTGCCAACTTTGAGAGACCGACGACTCGACCTCGAGGTATGTACCCGATCGTCACGTGGCCGATGAACGGCAACATGTGGTGTTCACACATCGACGAGAACTCGATGTTGCTGACCACGATCATCTCGTCGGATCCAACGTCAAAGGTCGTCGACAAGATCGTCTCGGGTGACTGGCCGTACCCTGTGGTCAACTCGGTCAGTGCTTTGATCACCCGCTTGGGTGTGTCGATCAGACCGTCTCGAGTCGGATCCTCACCCACGTACTCAAGCAACCGTACGACTGCGTCCTCTGGTCCCGTCTCGTTGGTCTCCCAAGCGAACGTGATCCAACCCTCGATCTCAGTGGCCTCGGGTGCGATGTGAGCGGGTGAGTGTGACTTGCGGTAAAGGGCGTCAAAGTGATGGCTCTTGACCCACCACTCGGCGGTACGACCCGAGTCAACAAGATCGTCGACGACCAGTGTGTTAGCGGTGACCTGATCAGTGACTGGTACGCCCAGTGTCTCGGCCACGATCAGTGCTGGGTACAGACCGCCACGTGGTATGCCGCAAACGTCAGTTATACCCTTGCCGACCCATCTCTGGGCTAACCGTCGACCCTCGGCCACAACTGCCGCGAGAGACGCGTATACGCCCGTCTCAGTGATCTCCAACATCTCAGTGTCCTCTCTTGTTGCCCCACAACGTGACGTGTAGTCGATGTGAGTAGTTGTACCCGTGTGTCAGGGCGAGGTTGGCGACCATGAGGGCTCGCTTGTTGATCTCGGTCGGAGTACGACCCTCGGGCATCAACCAGACCTGTGATGGTGCCAGACCCAGTCGGTTGATCTCGTCGATGTCGGTCGGATCAGTGATCACAAACTTGTAGATCGCTGACGCTGGGTACGACCTCAGTGCCTTTGGTTTGATCCCGTTGGCGTTACCACTGGTCGTCAGTTTGGGGCTGATGTTCCACTGTACCGATCGTGAGATGTTGTCGGGGCAGGGTCGGGTGCCGTTGGTCTCGATCTCGACACTGATCCCCATGTAGATCAGATCGTTGGCCAACTCGACCAGTGCCTTTGCCTGTACCAGTGGCTCACCACCTGTGATCACCACGCTGGTTGCGTCTGACTGATCCATCAGGTTGACCAGTTCCTCGACCGTGTAGATCTTTGACTCGGTCTCACGGTCGTACTTGGTGCCGTTGACACCAGACCAGTCCCACGTGTACGGGGTGTCACACCATGAGCATGACAAGTTACAACCGCTCAGTCTGATGAAGTGAGTTTGTCGACCCATGTGTTTGCCCTCGCCTTGGATCGTGGGACCAAAGACCTCGGCCACACGTAGGGTCGGTACGTGACGTGAGTTGTGGATCACCACACGATCGCTGGTCATCGTTCCACCACCGCAACACTGGTCGGGGTCTCCCACAACTCGATCTTGGTCAGGGTCATGTTGCCACGCCAGTGTGACTCGATGATCGGTGCCAGTCGTACAAAGATGTCTCGAGCAAGGTTCTCGGCCGTCGGTGTGTAGTTGACGACCACCACGTTCCACAACGGATCAGTGGTGAGGGCGTGACGCATCGTGACATCGTCGGCGTACACGACAAAGGCGTGGTCAAACCGATCGTGTACGTACTCGGTCAACCAACGCTTGAGGTCTGAGAAGTCGACGAGCATGCCGTTGTCTGCCGACCCTGCCTCGTTGACAACCTGACCCTCACACGTCGCCCTGACACGATAACGGTGACCATGTGGGTTGTAACACTTTGACTGGTGATCGGGTACTCGGTGTCCTGTGTCAAACTCAACCTCTTTGCTTATCGACGTTCTCATGGCAGTCTCCTCTCGAGTAGGTAACCAACGACGGTCTCGTTGTGTGGCGTGGGGTTTGGGTGACCAAGTCGGTTGCGGTAGAAGTCGGCACCGACACGGTACCCGACTGACTTACGATCAACGATCAGGTGGGTGTGAGCGATCAGTGACTCAAGATGATCCTCACGTCGAAACCACTTGGTCTCGTTGACCGAGTTGGCTTGCTTGGCCTCGAGGTCGTCGTTGACAAACTGGATCAACAAGATCTGACCGTCGTGGTTGAGCGACAGGTGTCTCAGTAGTGCCCGTACCTGATGATCATCGAGGTAGTGAAGTACGTATCTGATGATCACAAGGTCGTAGTCACCGACGTGGGTCAAGATGTTGTCGACGATGTCTGGTTGTTTGGTCTCGTCAACGTCGATCGTCACGGCCTGTGGCACCCACGTCTTGATGATCCCGTTGCCCCCACCAAGATCACCGACTCGACCACTGGTGTCGACACCGTTGAGCATGACGGGCATGAGATCCCAGTAGATCAACTTCGAGGTCTGGT